ATTTCTGTCGTTACTCCATCTATGTCAAGAATTGTTAAGACTATTTCTGTTCCGGTATTCATAAAATGAATTGTATTGCCTTCTAAATCAATACTACCACCACTGCCGCCGCTATCATCAAATAATGACTCTGCTAAATCTTGAGATAAACGTGAAAACACTCTGGATTCTAAGTTTCTGATAAATTTAGAAAGCGTTGTATTTTCTGCTTCTCTGAGTGCTTCATCGAGGGCAGACTCTATATCTTCAGCAATTTTAGCTTTCCGCGTTCTTTCTTGTTCATCAACAGTAAGTACATGAGCAGAATAACCAATACCACTAAATGCGGGATTTTTGAATACAAAAACTAAATTATCCGCATTTAATTTACTAAAAAAAGAAGTAAGTATAAAAATAAAACAAAAATAACAAAATATATTGCAAAATATTTCTAAATCATTTTTTCTTTTCATTATCTTCTACGAGTCTTTTTTCTTCTTTTAGTTCTAATACTGTATTTACCTTTTGTTGTAATCGTATCATATCTTGATCCAACAAACGTAATTGATCTGTAAGCCTGATAATGGTGACTTTCATTTCCTGGACGGCAGGATCTATCTTGTTGGTGATTGTTTGCCATACAAAGTAAACAAAATAGCCTAATCCCACAACCATAACTACGGGAAATCCGAAATCAGAAACTACCTGAACTACGTCCATTATCTAAACTTCTTTTGTATATACTTTATACCAGCGTAGATTGTTAAGCCATAAATAGCAAAAAGACTGAGAGAGCCAAATACAATAAAATAATCAGATGGGTATAGGTATATCAGGCCAAACAATCCATCAACGACTGCTTCCGCATCACCTATGGGCGGTAGATTAATCTCGTCTTGCATCTATCTTTCCATCTTCCACAAAGTTTTCTGCTCTTGCTATTCGTTCTAAGTCAGGCGATAAATTTAAAGCAGCAGATACGCTAGTGTCTATTCGTATCATATCATTGTTCATGGTTGATGCCCTTGTTATAAGCATCTTTGAGATAGCTTGAACAGTTTGTATTTCTCCGACTAATCCGTCCATTAGCTGTTTCATTACAAGAAATATAAAGTAAGCCATAATAAGACCACCCGCAACAGGTAGCCCTAGTTCAGCAATTAATGTAAAACCCTGTTCCATTGCTCTAATTTAAAATCCATAGAAAAATCGTCTTCGTCAACAATTATGTCTAATACGCCGACGACGCTACAATCGTATTCTTTTGCTTTTTGTTCTGCATCAAAAAAATCACCAGCTATAATACGCGGACCTTCGTGAGGAACGCCTTCGTGATAAAATTCAGTCAGAAAGATTTTTTTCTTTTCCACTAATCTTCGCCCTTAAACTTCTTACTCTGTCCAGATGTACCCGCATATATACCGAATACTGCCGCCATAGCACCTGTTACTACAGATACTAAACCAGCCTGCTCTAAATTAGGCTCTGGGATTGTCATAAACCAAGTAATAACTTTGTATAGCAATACGATATAAACACCAACAAAAATACGTGGAAATATACGCCAAGCATCTACAGTCTTTGCCAAGTGTATCCACTTATAGTAAGGATTTGCACCGATATTGTTTGGGCTTAGTTCTACCTCTACCTCTACTTTTTTCTTAACGGTTTCTGATTGGTCTATCACTTTATTTGCTTCTTGCATAATCATTACCTTTTTCTAGCAGTTCTGGAGGCTCTTTTAAAATCACCTTTTTTGGGGGCGCCTTTAGCCCCTTTCTTACGCATTTTTCTACCTTCTTTACGTTTTTTATTTATGTTGTAGTAAAGTCCCTTACCAGCCATATCTTTCTCCTATTACCATTTAACTCTGTTAGCCCAATAAGCTGCAGACATTTTACCTTTAGCAATGTTTTTTCCGTGCCGTGCTTTAAAAGATTTTCTTCTCATTTTTTGTTTACGAGATTCACCTTTTTTTGGCTTACCTGCAGTGCTGACGCCTTGTTGTCCAAAACGAATAGTTTTAATTTTATCGCCCTGTTTAGCAACAACAACGTGTGATTTTTTAGGGTGAGAAGGAGTACGTTTAGGTTTGTTATAACCGCTAACACCCGCTCTAGCTAATCTTGGATCTTTTTTACTAGCCATTATCTTTTCTTACCTTTATGTAAACCGTGTTTAGCGTGCTGCTTACCTTTTGCAGTAGCCGCACGTTTTTTTCTATTGGCCGCAGCTAGTTTACGCCTACCGGCAGCAGTGGATTTCAGTCTTTTTATCTGTGCTGACGGAGCATAAACTTCGCCAGTTTTGGATGATTTTTTTCCGCTAGGTGTTCGCCATTTTTGTTTAGTCCATTTTTTAAGAGATCGTTGAGACTTTTTAAGAGCCACTATTTATAACCTCCGCCGGCAGCTTTATACTGCCTAGCCAACATCTGTGCTTTTCTAGCAGACCATTGGCCGGATCTTCCACCTTTACTCCCACCTTTAATTTTATTAAACAAACGTTTTCTCATGGCAGGTTTAGTGTAGTTACCCGCTTTATTTACCGTAGATTTCTTTTTAGCCATACTAGCAACTTTTAAATTTGCCGCCACGTAAAGCTGCTCTCATGCCTTTCTTCTTACCAGTAACCATTTTTCCCATTTCAGTGTCGGGAGTGGCTTCTTCAACTGGAGTTGAATAAGGAATAGAACCCTGTCCATCTATAACGAGTTTAGATACGGGTTTAGGTGCATCTTCTCCTGGACCGCTAATAATGTGTACTTTGCTCATATATACCTCTCTTTATTTTATAACTGCCCCGTGACCTCGAACAGCCAAACCACAGGATTTTATTGAATTTACCGCACCGCCTTTATTAAAATAATCTCTAGGACTATAGGTGCCGCCTTCTTCTTCCACTATCTTTTTTAACTTGTTTTCAGATTTTTTTACTTTATTTTCTAACTTTTTTCTTGGATTTGCTTTTGTAAAACCATACCTATTTGCGTATTGTAAGTCACCTTTAGCTCTCATAAACTGATCTACTGCGACGTCTTTCTTTGGGTTTGCTTTAGTTTTTCTAACAACCCCTGCTTTTGTGTTTGCAGCCCTTCTTTTTGCAAGTCTTTCCATTGCTTCTCTAACAAGCTTATCTTTAAACATTACTTATTTCCTTGCTTCATCATTTCACGTTCTTGTGCTGCTTGTATTCTAGCGGCAGTCTGACGTTCTTGGCTGGCTATGCGTTCTTGGAACTCAGTAGATCTTTGACCTAAACGTTCTCTATCAAACTGTAGTTCTTGCTGATCTTGAGAAAGATTACCTTGAACCTGTTGCTGCTTAATAGCAAGTTCTTGTTGCTTAAGACCGATTAACGGATCTGTTTTTTGCTCTTGACCTACGCCAGCTAATTGTTGACTAAGTATTTTAACTTCTTGCATACCTTGTGCAATAAACTGTGCTTTTAATGCTTCAAACTCCATGCTTCTAGGCGGCTCTACTTCCCCTCCGTCTGCCATAGTTTCTGGCGGCATCATGTTTTGTGGTGCTGCTTGCTCTATTCCGTTCAAAGACATTTGCTGCTGTTGAGCCGGTTGTTGCATAGCGGCTTCGGCTTTTTCTTCTGCTTGCACTCTTACATGCTCCATTACGTGTTTCTGTAAATCCATAGCCACCTTCGGCATTTGTGCAATCATAGGCGAACTACCAAAAATAAGGTGCGCTGTTATGTGTGCTTGATGATCCTGTCCTTTGAATACTTTTAACGGTACATTTTCCATAGCGTCTATATTCTCTTGGGCCGGGTCGCGTGGTTCAGCACTATCGGTAGTGTGTGAGACTAATATTTTATCCACATCACGTACTCCTAAAGCTTCGTACATACGACGATATACTTCAGGAATGTTATGTATTTCAGGAGCTTGCATAGCTAATTGTAACTCGGTTTGAGCTACCGCTATACGCTGTGCTTGAGAAAATGTATTCGGGTTAGATACCGGCATAATGTCTACGCGATCGTCAAAGTCCATACTTTTAACCGATTGATCTGCCCCTGCTACACTATACGGGTAACTTTCGGGCAAATAATCCGACATTACTTTAGCCAGTAACTTAAACTCTACACGCATAGCGTAATGCAAGCGTTTGTGTATGGCACTCATTACCCGCGTGCCTTGTTCTAGCATAGCAATGGTTGTACCCACTGCAGCCTGCTGGTTACCGTCACCTACTTTAAGATCAGTGATCGTAGCAAATCTTTGAGCAGCATCTACAACAAATCCAAGTAGTTGAAATAATGTTTGATCCGGTCCCTTAAACGGCAACGTCATTAAGCTATCACGAATCGCGCCACCGGGAGCATCAACGTCCCTAAACTCTCCGGGTTGTAACGGATCGTTATCATCACGTATACGTAGTCCGCGTGCTTTAAATCCAGCCGGTAAATTAGACAAAGTACCTGCATCAATCAACTGCCTTAATGCTGCTGTTGCTGTACGCGATAGACCACCTATCGTGTGTATTAAACCAAGTCCGTAGAAACCAAAGCCGGGGAGAAACTTATAATGTATAAAGTATTGTATTTTGCGTTTAATTTCATCCTCTTGGCGATAGTTCCTACGGATAGAAAGAATCTGTCCATTGTCTTCACTAATAGTTACTATGTATGGAACTTTAATACCCGTTGCTTCTCCACTTTCGTCTTTTTCTTCATAACCCGGTAGATCTAAATCAACGTGGCACTCTAATAAAGTACAATCGTAATCAATATTAGAAGGTTGTGTCCCGGTAATATTATCCATTTCATTACTAACACTGTCGGTTTCATCTTGTGCAGGTATAACCGGTATGTCTCTGTAAAATCCCGCTATTTGTCTTTTACGTAAATCGTTTAAAGATAAACGAACCACGTGCGTAATGTTAGGACACGTTTCTAGGTCGTTAGCTTCGTAAGGAACTACTAAGTTTTCTGCAGGAACAAATTTACTTACGGCTCTGTCTAATGCTTCGTCATAGTAAACCTTTTTAAACGTGGATCCTGCCAACGGTAAATAAAACAACATCTGATCAAATTCGGGTGTGTATTCTTCCATTACATCCATGATGTAATAGTTCATAAATTCTCTGACGCGAAGTGCCTGTTCTTCTTTAGCATGAGTCGGTGCGCCTAATACTACGGTTCTAACCGGACCGCTAGAAGGAAGTAACTCATTAAAGGCTTGTGCTTGAAACTGCACCGCAGCTTCGGCAAGTATAGGGTGAGTCACGCCTGTTGCTCCACGGAAAGGTTCAGTGCGGTCTTCGTAATTAAATCCGAGTAACTCTAAACCTTTTGAGTACGCTTCTTCCCAGTCAGCACGTGAGGCTTTGTTAGCTTCAAACTCAGACAAAAGATCACTGGCTATAACACCCAGTTCGGTGTCGTCCATATCTTCAGCAAGGTTTTCGTAAAACTCACCTGATCCGCGCATCGCGGCCAT